GTCGGCGTAGAACCAGGCCTCGTTGGGCAACAGAAGCCGGTTGTGGACGGCCCCCTGGTCGCCGGACCCGTCGAACGACTTGAACAGGCAGTGGCCGCCCAGGTTGATGTGGGCGGCGGCGGCCTTGATTTGGTCGCCGTCGAAGGCCAGGTCGACGTTGGCGCAGGGGGCAAGGATCGGGCTGATGCCGTAGGTGTCGTAGGAGTATTGGGTCGGCAGCGAGTCGCCGGACCCGTTGGCTAGCGTGACGTCGTAGTTGTCGCCGTTGGGCGTGATGGAAACGACGTCGCACCCGTAGCGGCAGCCCCAGCCGCTGGTGGAGCTATACCAAAACACGTCGGCCCAGTCGCCGGCGGCGATCGCGTCGTCGTCGGCCACGGTGATCGTCGACGTGGCGGCGGTCCAGTTGACGGCCGCCTTGGCGACCGGCAGCGTCAAGGCGGCGGCGAGTTGGGCGGACTCGGTCCGGATAATCGACGACTGGATCGAGAGTCCGCCGATCTCGATTACCGCGTTATGGGTGGCGTGGGCCATCGGGTGGGCCTCCTATGTCGGGGCTCAGACCCAGGCCGGCGCGCGGGTGCTGTAGGTCGGCTTGGCGGTAACCGTGACAGTAACCGCCTCTTCCAATTGCTCGTTTCGGGAGAAGTTTGAGATCGTGAAATCGGCGTCCAGGCCTTGGCCCGCGCCGGCGACGTCGTCGAGCACCGCCAACGCAACGGCCGTGTTGTTGAACCAGGCGGCCTTGATGGCGTTGAAGGCGGCGTTGGCCGGGTCCCAGACCATTTCGAATTCCACGCTGCCCTCTTTGAGCGTGGAGACCATTTGCCGCCAGCCGTTGGCCCCGCGGGTGGTGACGTCGGCCTCGGCCTTTTCGAGGTTAAGCGTCACGTTGCGGACGTTGTCGACCAGGTTGGCCGCCGTGGAGCCGGCGGTGCCCCAGTAGAGCTTGCAGTCGAGTCCTAAACGGTATCCCATGTGTTTTCCCCTTGTGTTAGGTGGTTGGCAGCAACGCGGGGAAAACGCGGGGTTGGGCGGTTCTTCTCGGCGGTTGGGTGGTTTGGGTCAGTAACGGACGGAGCGAGCCCAGAACTTGGACAGTCGCGGGCGGATCTTCTCCAGGGCAGTCGACATGAACGGGCGCTCGGGGTACTGGTCGCCGCGGAAACGTTCGCCGTGTTCGTGGGCGGCCCCGGCGCGGCCGATGATGCGGTAATCGGGGCCGACGAGGCCCCAGGTCTTGGCCGCGTTGAGGTAGTAGAGGATCGACGTTTTCAGCCGGCGGGTGGGGCTGCGTGGCGGCTGGCCTTCCGGGCTCGGGTCGCCGCTCTTGTTCGGCTTCTTCAGCGATCGACGCGCGACCACACGCAACAGGCGCAGGGCGTGGCCGAGGTTCTTGATGTCTTCCTTCTTGCGGGTCGCTCGGACCCGACGGAAGTTGTCGCGGGTTTGGACTTTGTAGCCGATCATGGGGTTGCTGGTTAGTTGATGGCGGCGGCGATCGCATCGGCGAGCGCGGCGTAGCCGGCGGAGGTCGGGTGGATATAGTCGCCCGGTTCCTGGGCAAGCAGGCTGTCGTTGATGACAGAGGAAACGTCGATATTCTGTAGGCCGTTGGCGCTACACCAGGAGGCCATCGCGGTGTTGTAGGCGTCGAACTCGGTGTTCCAGTAGTCGGCATCGTGGCCGCCGGCCGTGTAGCCGTCGGCGACGTGGTACAGACTCATTCGGGCCAGGGTCAGGCCGCCGGCGGCGGCGGCGGCCTGCATGGCCGCCCAGTGGCCTTGGTGGGTGGCGATGGGCATTTCCGCAATGGCGTCGTTGAAACCGAAACAAGCAACCACGCACGCCCCCGGGGCGGCATACGCCGAAACCCGAGTTGTCCATTGAGATTCACCCCAGGCGGCTGTCTGGCTGCCAAGGCCGCAATTCATGGAGGCGGCGGCGCCGATTCGAGCGCGGATCAGGCCGGCGAAGTTGCAATCGATCGAGCGGCGGCCGGCTGCGTAGAAATCGGAGTTCAGCGCGCCGGACCATTGGGAGCCGGTGAGCGACGCGCCGATGGTTACACTGTCGCCGTAGGTCAGGACGTCGGGCTTCCAGCCGCGGAACTCGGCAATCAGGTAGCTATTCGTGCTGGTATACGGCCAGTCGCCGGCGGCGAGCTTCTCGCCGTTGGCGAAGTGTAGCTTGCCGGCTCCGGATGCCCCGTAAGTGGCCAGGCGCTCGGCTCCCTGACGTTGGAAGGTGAGGCCGATCGAGTCGCCCGCCTGAATCTCGATCGGGTTGTCGAGGCTTACCCAGGTGGCGTGCGGAATCTGACTATTCGGCAACGTCGATTGGCCCACGGGCGTGTAGGCGTCGAGCGATGCGGCGTCGTTGTCGCGCCAGGCACGAATCGCGGCGTATTGTAGCGGGCCGTTGGCGGCCTCGTCGCGGAGGTAGTAGCGCACGGAGGTGACAGGCCCGTCGATCAGCGAGCGGGCGGCGATCGAGGCGTCGACGGCCGCCGTCGTGTCGGGGTAGGGCCAGCCCAATTCGGAAGCGGGCGACGTTTCCCATACTCCCCCGTATTTCACTTCCTCGAAAGCGCGCGAAGCGGCGGCGCGGCGGAAATGGCGGCGGCGGCGGAGCAGGTTCGATGCGGACAGCATGGCGCGGCGATCACCAGGTATAGTAGGAAATATTGAGCTTTGCCGACGCGGCCTGTTCGATCAGCCGGATGGCGGTCAGGTCGCCCGAATACCACAGGGAATCGCCGACGGCCAGTTTCATGCCGACCGTGGTGGTCGGGTTGGTGCCGTCGTCGCGCCAGCGGACCGGCTGCGTTTCCGCCTGGATCAGCGCGAAGTGGGCACCGGCCGGGATCGTCAGGGCGGCCGCGGCGGAAAGCGACGTGATTTGCTGATAGCCCAGCGGCGTCAGACGGTGGTCGACAACGTGGGTTGCGGGGCCAGGCATGGCGGCGGCCTTTCGGCTAGATGGTTACGAGCTTGTAGGTCAGGGTCATAATCGAGGTAAACTGACGCAATTCGTCGAGGTGGTCCGGCCAGGCGATCGCCCCTTCCGCCTCGCCGGGAATCTTGGCCGCAATGCAGCGGGCCGTTGGGCTGGCCAGACGTTGGCCTAACAGTAAGGTGCGAATTTCGTCGACCAGGTAGGCCAGCGGGTCAAGCTTCGCGTTGGTCAGGTTCTCCGGGCGATTCTGGACGGCCACGTCGACGTAGTAGACGTGGGCCGTCTCGGCGCGGCCGAGGATCTCGGAGGTCTGGGAGCGGGGGACCACGGTCACGTAGATCGCGTCTTCCATTTCCGAGAGCTTCTTGCGCGGCAGCCATTTCCGCTCCGCCTCGATCTCCTGCGAGAGCGTGGCCGCGGCCAAGAGGTCCTTGACGGCTTCGGCGATCAGTACGGCTTCGGCGTCGGCCATGTGTTGGTAGCGTGTGCGTGCGTTGGGTTGGGGCGTTGGTTTGGGCGGGGTAGTGGGGGCCGGGTCGGCCGGCCTGGGGCCTCACGTGTCCGGCGGCGGAACGGCGGGCCTCCAGGTCGACAGGTGTTTTTCCATGTGCTGGCGAATCCAACGGATATCGGCGGCGATTTGGGCCGTCTGGTTCTCCAGGGCTCGAAGCCGGGCCTCGTGGTCGTCGATACAGACCGCGGCGGCCTCGATCTGGTCCAGGGCGGCGGTCCGGTCGGCAGCGGTCCACCAGACAGCACCCATCAGCGACGTGGCCCAGACGACCACGATGGCGGCCACGGTCAGGATCTGTTGCCATTGCGGCGGTCGGTCTTTGCGGGGCGTCATTTAGGCGGCCTCGGTCTTGACGAGTTTGGTGTGGATGCGCAAGCGGGTCATGCGGGCGTCGCAGTAGCGGAAGGCGGACCGCTGGTCTTGGCGGAGCACCTCCCAGGTGTACTTGGTCGCGCCGACCGTCTGTTCGATCCGGTCGCCCTCTTGCGGCTCGGCGACCGAACCGGCCAGGACCAGGTCGGCGGCCTGGCCCAGGAAGTCGCGGGAGCGGCTTTCCTCCAGTTGGCCGTAGGCCGTTTCGGTGGCCCGGACCGTCTCGCCGATCGAGGCGGCCCAGGTGCAGGTATCCGACCCGCGGCGGTAGACGACCGTCTGGGAGGCGTGCGCTTTGAGCGTCGCCCCCAGGCGGTCGGCGGCGGTGGCCAACAGGTCGGCCATGCGGCAATCCCCAGACGGTTAAGTAGGTTCCTGGCCAGGCGGCGTCGATCAATACGCGTGGGTCGACGGGTGCGCGGCGGCCGTGTCCCGTTCCTGCAACAGCAGGCAGTCGGCGGTTGCCGTGGCCGTGGCCTTCGCCTTGGCACACTTGCCGGCGTAGAGGTTTGCGCCGGAATCCGAGTCGGTGGTGAGCTTGCTGGCGCTCTCGTCCCAGTAGAGATCGACGCCGAAGTCGAACGGCGCGGTGTCGATCGCGGGGAACGTCCAGACGCCGTTGTGCCGGACGGCGCCCTTGACCCCCGCGGCGATCGCGTCGGGGGCAACGACCAGCATGTCGTTATGGACGATGATCTGGCCGGCAGTGACGGCCGAGGCCGGCGTATAGTCCAGATAGTCGCCTTCCTGGACAAAGGAGGCAGTAGCCATCGTAAAACCTCGTTGGTTCGTGTTTCGTGCTTTGTGGTAGTAAGACGTGGTCCGGGCCTCACACCCGGCCGACCGATGTTATCCCGTCGGCTCCGGGATTCGGGCGTCATCACGCGCCGTCGTTGCGCTGGGCCCCTCGCGGGTCGGCCAACGCGACGCCGAAGTCGAAGTAGATGCGGAACTGGATTCCCAAGACGTTAAAGGCGGCCTCGGCCGATTCGATCGTCGGGGCCTTCTTGCCCTGGAGGTAGGCGATTTCCAGGGCGGCCACGTCGGCCGGGTCGGCGAACAAGTACCACTTGGAGTCGGAGTACCCCGTGATGTTCTCGTTGCTGAGATAGGGCGACATTTCGGGCCGGTACTTGCCGGCGTGTGGGTTGTCGGCCGGGCTCTTCTTGTTCGCCGTGGTCGTTTCGTTGACGGTCTCCTTCTTGTAGATGGATTCGGCGGTGACCATCAGGGCCGGCGGCGTCAACAGGATGGCGGGCGTCACGGAGATCGGGTCGCCAGCCTGGTCGGTCTGTTCGGCGAACGTCTTCGCGGCGGTGGCCAGGGCCGCAATTGACAGCGCGGAGCCGGCCCCGGTCAACAGGTTCTTGTTGCCGCTGGAGAAGAACGAGCCGGCGTTGCCCAGTAGCGTCGTGAAGGTAACCTTCTGCAACGACAGCGCGGCCTTGCGGCCGAGGGTTCGCGGGATCTTGAGGAAGGCGCCCATGTCATCGTTGATGATCTGGGGGCGGTTCAGGCCCAACATCAACCCGCGGGTTACCGCCTGGTTGGTGTAGCTATCTTCCCCGAGTTGGCCGTGCTTCAGTTCGCCACTCGGGCCCACCTCTTGCAGTTCCCCCGTGCTGGTGAGCATGTAGCTCGTCGTGGTCTTGAAGTCGGGCACGCTGATCGAGTCGGAGATTCGGCTGGCGACGTCGTCGACCGTGCGGTAGGCGGCCCGCAACGTCTTGTTCGCGACGTTGCCCAGGATTCCGGAGACCGACAGCGTCGAAAAGCCGGAGGCGGCGTGGAGCCCCGGGTCGGTCCGGAGCACGTTGCGAATCTCCTCGTTGCCGAACTGCCCGGGGTGGAAGCTGATCCCGTGGGCGCGCAAGGCGTCGTAGAAAAGCGCCTTGAGGCCATAGCCGCGCATATTGGCGGTTAGGGCCTGGTTCATCGTCTGCTCGGTCTCGCCTTCGGCGACCAGGTTCTCCTCCATGCCCTGGTCAAGCGCCAGCGCGCAGGCCAGGACAGCAGGCGTTCGCCCTTCGCCGTTGCCGTGATTGTGGATCGCCGGGCCGGTCGGGCGGCTGGCGCGGAGGATCTGCAACTCGGTCCGCTCGGTGGTCCAGCGTTCGCGGATGGCGGTCGCGGCAATATCCGTGTGTTCGTCGCCGCACAGGTCGCGGATTTCGCGCTGGCGGTCGACCTCGTCGGCCCCGGCGGCGGCCAGGTCGCCGATCGGGTCGGCGGGCGGAGCGGCCGGCGGCGCGGGGTCGCCGGAGGCTCGGACGTCGGCCGGCGGGTCCGCGGGCGGATCGGTCGGTGGGTCGGCGTCGGCCTGTTCGGCGTCGTAGGCGGCGCGGAGGGTCTTGGTCTGGGCGTCGGAAAGCTCGTTCGGGTCGAAACCCTGGGCGGTGAGCCAGGCTTCAAAATCCATGGAATTTCCCCTTTGGTAGGAAGTAGCGGCGATCGCGGCGGACGTGGAGTTGTCCGCCCCGATGGCACAAAAGGTGATCTCTTGCAGCGTGATGGCACGGGCGACGTAGATCGGGCCCTTGAACGTCCGGCCGTTGACGGTGACCCGTTCGCCCTCGTCCACGGCGACGATCCGGCCGATGGCCGCGCCGATCGAGAGCCGCCAAGGAAAACCGTTGTCGGCGTTGGCCAGGACTTCGGCGGCGGCCGGGCCGGTCCCGGAAATGATCCCGGTCGCGCTGATGCGGCGGTCGCCTACCTTGATGGCTGTCGTGTGGCCGACAATCTGGGCCTGGTCGTGATCCTTGAGGATCGGGCGGTTGCCGGAGGCCACGCGAACGCCGGACAGGTCAACAACCACGGGCCGGTCGAATCCACGCGGGACCATCGGGCCGCCGTTGTAGGCCGTGGCCGTGAAGCGGCGAAGGCGGGGCTTTCCGTCGTCGCCGTCGGCCGCGGCCTGGATGTCGACCGGCTCGGCGGTGGCCTCGATCAGTCGGATTTCCGACGGAACGGAGGCGGCTTGCAGCGTGCGGCGTTCGAACGGATCGGCGAAGTGGCGTGTCATGCGGCGGCCTTTTGGTTGGTGGGTTCGGGCTTGTCGTCCGCCTCGCCGTCTTCGTCGTGGTCGGCCGGCGGAGTAGGCTGGGGCGTGGCCGCGCGGATCCGCTCTTGCTCCTCCTCCCAGGTGTCGAGTTCCTCGTCGGCGTCGTTGCCGGCGTCGGCGTGGATACGGTCGAGCGTGGTCTGAGCTGTCTCGAGCTTGATCTTGTTGGCCTGGGCTTCCTGTTGCGGGTTGACCGGCTCGCGACGATCCCACATCCAGGAAAAGGCGAGTTGATCGAACGGCGGGAGCCCGGCGGGAAGCAGCCCCGGGATGAACAGGGCCTCTTCGAGCCACAGCGCGAAGAGTCGATCGAGGATCTCGATCTCGATTTGTTGCCGCGCCAGTCGCAACGCTAGGTGATAGGTCTGGATGTCGAGCCGGCCGGAAGCGAAGTTGTACTTCGACGCGTCGCCCAGCGCGATGATGCTTGGCATGTGCAGACAGCGGGCGATTTCGCGGAGGATCGCGCAGACGAACACCTCGTAGGTCGTCGACGGATGTTGGGCCTTCATCTGGTCGATGGCCCAGCCCTGGGGGAGTGTCAACAGGGCGTTTCGCTCGACCTCCAGCGCGGAAAGCGGCTCGACGTCGTCGGGCTCTTCGACGGCCCCGGCGTTGGTGTGCATCACGCCGGTGAAGTTGGCCGCCCCTTCGGCCGCCGAGATCGTGGCCAGCGTAAAGCGGCGGAGTTGGGCGAACAGGGGCAGGGCCGGCGTGATCTCGGAAATCCCGCGGAGTTGGCCCGGCCGGTCGCATCGAAACAGATGGCTGACCTTGTCGCGGGGCTCGATCGTGTACTTCAGCGCGTCGGCGGCCGCGGCGGCCGTGTCGGCCCCGGGGTGGGCGCGGAGCACGTCGTAGGCGGTCGGGTTGCCCAGGGCGTCGACGTGGATTCCGTCGATCCGGCCTTCTTCGTAGACGGCCAGGTCGGGGGTCGTGACCTGGTCGCACTCGACCAGCCGCAAGTCGAGCTTCACGCCATGGGTCAGCCGTTCGTTGGTCGTGAATAGGGCAAACGACTCGCCGTCGACGACCTTGGCCAGGGCCATCGTCTGGAGGCGTTCGGCCAGCCGGGCCGATCGGGCCCAGGCGGCAAAGGCGGCCTTGAGTTGGCGTTTGAGGGTTTTGCGCTTCAGCGGATCGGTGATCGTCGGCAACGCGACCCGCAACCGCGGGCCGGTGCCGACCAGGTCGGCGGCCAGCGTCTGGGTGATGCCGCGGGCGTACGAGTTATTGGCGACCTCGTAGCGGGCCCGCTCGCGGATCGTCGTGCGGACCCCGGCCGAGTTGGCCGCGTTGGCGTCAAGACTGTCGGTATTGGCCCAGTGGCGGGAATTGTTGGCGGTCGTCTGGGCGGCGTCGTAGCGGGCGCGGATCGCGACCGGTCGGCGGTCGGCGGAGACCACCGCCGGTTGGCGGCCGAACAGGGCGCGGGCGACGCGATCGAAGATCGCCATGCTATACGGCCCCCGGGGGTGATAGCTTGGTAATCTGGATGCCGCGGCCGGCGGAGCGGGTGGCCGTGTTGGCCTTGCCGTAGCGGTCGGCCTCGATTTGGTCCTTGAGGCCGTGCTGCGTGACCGATTGGCCGTCGATCGTGATCCGCTTGGGGCCCTGGGCGTTGGTTTCGATGTCGCTCGACAGATCAGCCATGGCAATACAAAAAGGGCCTGCGCGGAGGGTGTGGCCTCCACACAGGCCCCAGGTGCCGATGGAACGGCGCCCAGCCGTCCCGCGTTGCTGCCCGTATTCTAGGCGGTCAGTGCCCGTTTGCGCCCCGGTTTCGAGGTGGTCGACGGGGGTTTTGGTACAGATGTGTACTTAAAGTGGCTCATCGGGGCCGTTGGTGGCCTCCGGCGCTCGCTCAGTCGTCCAGAACTGGCGGCCACAGTGGCGGCACTCGCGGCGGCGGCGGGTGAAGTTGGCCACCTGGCGGGTGTAGACCACGCGGTGGTGCGTGCAGCCGCATCTTGGGCAGGGGATCCCCGGGCCTTCCGGGTCGATGGTCGCGGGGATCTGGCGGTCGCTCATCCGGCACGCCTCCCGCGGCGGAGATCTTCGGCGGAGAAGCTGCGGCGCTTTCGCTTGGGCTCCTCACCCAGCAGCCGGATTCCTTCCATCGACGCCCCGACCGCGCAGCCGACCATATTGTCGAACCAGTGGTTGTCGGGCCGGTGGGGATATTCCTTCCACTCGTGGACGGTTCGGCCGCGGCCAAACGTCTCGACGCGGTATTCGGCCCGCTGGTGTTCGGCGAATCGGCGATGATCGCCTTCGAAGAGCGTCAGGCAACCGGGGTCGCCGGGGGCCGTTTTGAAGCGGGCCATGATGGACGATTTCCAGAAGTTGGTGTCGAAAACGATGTGACGAATCGAGCGGCGTTCGGGCCGGGGACTTCGCCAGTTCAGGCCGACGAGGTCGCCGCGCTGGCGTTTCCATTCGTGCATCGGCTTGGAGCTTGCCCCGATGTAGCGGCCGTGGGCGGGCCGGAGGATGGCGGCGTGGGGCGATTGGCGGCAGTAGTCGTAAACGATGTCGGTCGAGTCGGACCAGTTGGCGTCGATCAGCAGCCGGGCAATGTGGAGATCGGCCCCGGTCTCGGTGTGCCAGGGCTTGCCGCAAAGGTCGTCGACCAGGCGGGTCAGGCCGGCCAGGATGGCGGCCTCCTGGCCCATGCCGGGGTGGGCGCGGCCTAGGGTTCGGCGGGCGTCGCGCATCGTGAAATAGCGGATCTTCTGATCGGGATAGGCCCCGTAGTCGACGACCCAGCCCGTAAAGCCCTCGGTCCATGCGGCCACGGTGTAGTAGAGCAGCTTGGCGTGGACGTCGACGTGGCAGGTCAACGTGGTGGCGGCGGCCGGAATGACTCGGCGGCGGTAGCCGTTGGTCTTGCGGCGGATCTCGTCGACAGAGGGCAGATCGGCGTCGACCGTTTCGTCGATCGGCTCGTTTTGGTACTCGGCAGCGAAGGCAACCGGGTCCTGCAACTTGAGGTTGACGGCGTGCTGCAGGGCGGAAAGCTCGTCGGAGCGGTGCCGCTCCGGCCAGGCGACCCGGGCCCCGGCGTCCATTTCTTCGCGATGTTCGCGGTAGAATTCCGTTGCCGTGGAGCCGTCGCCGTCGGCCTCGAGATCGGCGGCCCGGATCTCGGCGTATTGGTCCCATAGCTTCTGGTTCTCGGGCCACTCGTAGACGAGTTTCGTCCGCTCGCCGTGCCACTCGGGGTGCTTTTCGCGGTCCAGGATGTTGTCGGCGACGTCGCCCGGCGCGATGACCGTGCACGGCATGATGCCGCTGATTTTCTTGCCCGGGCCGGCCAGGCCCAGCACGGCGCCGGCGAGGATCCGCTCGCGGGTCTCGCATTGGGTTTCGGAGCGGGCTGATTCGTCGGTCTGGGGGTCGTCGGGGATGACCAGAGATGGGCGGACGATTCGTCCGTCCGGCCTTTTGTGGGCCATGCCGCGTATCTGGCCCGTCAATCCCGCGACCTTCAGAATGGCGCCGCTGGCCGGGCTGCCGGCGATCGTCGGGAGTCTGATTTCGTTGCTGGTCCATCCGATATGAGTCCTGACGCCCAGGTGAAGTTGACCGTGGGCCCGCTGGGAAATCCCCTCCAGGGCTCGAATCGGGTAACAGACTTCGGGGAAATCCTCCAACAGGGCCGGGTTGGTTTCGAGTTCCGTCTTGATGCTGGCCAGGCGTTCCACGGCGTGGGATTCGCTCGAGCCGATCAAACAGACGAAGGCGTGCGCGCCGATCAGCACGGCCCACAAACAGGCACATTCGGCGAGTAGTGTTTTCCCTGACCCTCTCGGCATGGCAACGGCGAAAAGCCCCCCATCCAATACGGCGGTTTCAATTTTAGCGATTACCTTGTGGTGGTCCGGTGACCATTCCAGATAGAAGGCTGCGGGGAAGTATTCCCGGCAGAAAGCGGCGAACGAACGCAGGGCCCGGGCCTTCCGGTTCGGGTTCTGGACCGGCGGAATGCGGCCGATATCGCGGCCGGCCCGGGAGATGTCGGATTGACGGCGGGCGGTGCGTTTCTTGTGGCGGTCATATTCCGGGTTATTCTTCGGCATTGCGTAGGCGGACCAGCTCGTCGACGGCCAGGCGGACCAGTTCCGCGGTGTTCGTGTCGTCGTCGCCCAGCCCCAGCGGTTCGACGTATTCGCGGACGGCGGCCAGGTCTTCGGCCGCGGCCGGGGCCAGGCTCCCCGGATCGATCTCGGCGGGGCGGTAGAGGTCGAGGAGACGATTGAGTTCGCGTTGACATTGGACGGCCGTTTTTGCATCGCGGTCCGTGGCGGCCATTTTGTAGCAGTCATTTAGCCGGGTTATGGCCGTGCCCAGTGCCTCGTCGCGGCTGTATTCTGCGGCCAACGTCAGCCGCCGGCGGGCCTCCTGGATCACGGGCTCGACCTTGTCGGGGGCCATGCCCAGGTTGGCCCGTGCAGCGTTGCGGATCGCGTCGGGCGGGTGGCCAGCGATCAGCAACAAGACGACCTTGTCGACCAGTTCTTCGCCCGTGGGTGGGTTTAGGATTTCAATGTCTTCACTCATCGCCAGCCGGTCCGGGGTTGAGGGATTTTGTCCAGGGCGCCGGAATCGATCAGAGAATCCCAGCCGTCGCGGGCGACCAGGTCGCGGGCCCCCTGTTCGGTAAGTCCATATTTCAGCTTGAGGATTTCAAGGCCGAACCCAAGCTCGACGATAACGCGGCGGTAGTAGTCGGGGCGGGTAGCTCGGAGGATGGAAAGTTGGTTTGGGTAGAACGCGAGATTGACAGCGCAGGGCAAGCACCCCAGGTCTTGGTTAGCCGGATAGCGGAGGGGATATTTGGGAAAGTGTTCGTCGAGGTAGGCCAGGACGTCCCGACGTCGCCAGGTCAGCAGCGGATAAGAAAGGAAGTATCCGTCGTCGCTGGTGACGATTTCGCCGGTCTGGAGCTTGAAGGCGTGGCGTTTGGAGTCGTCGCCCCGGGCCCCGATCAACAGGGCCGCGCAGCCCTGGGCGTTCAGATACTCACGATTGGGGCCAGCCTTGTGCACCTGGCAGCAATCGCGGGCACCGATTCGTAGGTCGGGGTTGTCGGCGCGGTAGTAGCGTGCGGAAACCTTCGCGCCGATCGGCAGGCGGCCGGTTTCCTTCCAGGTGGTTTCCGGGTGGCATGGCGGGCGGAGGATAGTTAGCCGATCGCCTCCGAAGTCGCGGACAAAGGCGTCCAGTTCCGGCGCGGCAAGGCCTGTGTCTATGTAGACCCAGGGGATCGAGTCGTCGACGGTGTCGGTCAGCAGGGCCATAGCGACCGAGTCGCGGCCCCCAGAGAAGGAAAGAAAGGCTTTGCCCGTGTGGATGGTCGACCTAATGATTCTTTGGGCCCGTTTTACCTTTTCGCTTAGCGGGGCGGCGTTTAGCTTTCTTAGTTGCTGCCTTGCCTGTTTTGCGCTCAGTTTTTGCATCGTCGGGCAGTCCGTGCTGTAGTAGGTCGGCGGGTGACAAGCCGGCCAACATGGCCTGACGGGCGCGATTGGCCAGGGCGGCGGGGATAAGTAGCTTTAGGCTGACCAGTTTGGCGGCGTTGTCGGCCTTCGCGGCCTCCGTCCGGTGGAGGCCGTCCAGGTTGATTTGTGGCTCAACCAACGGTTCGGCGTGGTCGGTGACGATCTGGTCGGCCTGGGCTGGGGATAAGCCGAGGGCTTCGCGGGCCTCGTCGGTTGCCCCCTCCAGGAAATCCGCGATCAAACCCTGGTCCAGGTCGCCTTCCAGCGATCCTGAAACGCCCCCGTTTAGGGCCGTGGCGACGTCGCGTTCCCGGTCCTCGGGCCAGGTCCCGAAAACGGCGGCGACGGTCCAGGCTTTGCCCTCAACAACCACGCCGGGCGGCGGCGGCTCGCCGGCTCGCTTCATCTTGCGTAGCGCGGCGATTCTGCCATTTCCGGCCAGCGTGTGGCCGGTGGTGATGGCGGCATCGCCGGCGATGACGATAGTCTTGGTCGGCGGGGACAAGAGCAGTCCCGCCGAGCCCGGGCTCGCGCCGAGCAACGGGTAGAACTGCACTTGGCGCGTGAACTTGTCCGGGGCGGGCGCGAACCTGTCCAGCAGGGCGAGGTCGGCCTCGATGGCGTTGACCTCGTTGGCGTCGAGGCGCT